TATCTGAATTAAAGGATAGAAAATCAATATTAGTAGCCGTTCCATCTATTGAGGAAGCTAAGGAGTTATCAACACGCCTACCAAGTTGTGAGGCTATCTTTAGTGGGATGCCTGATAGTGATAGAAATCAAATTATATCAGATTTCAAAAGCGGAAAATTAAGAATCATTGTCCAAGTTACTATCTTATCAGTAGGGTTTGACCACCCCGAATTAGATTGTATTATAACTGGTAGACCTACAGCTTCATTGAGTTGGTGGTATCAGTTTGTGGGTAGAGTAACTCGTATCCATCCTGATAAAGCAAATGGGCTTGTAATCGATTTTGTGGGGAGTGTCCCTAAGTTCGGAAAGGTAGAAGATTTATATTTCAAATACGAAGAACCTCTATGGAAACTATATGGAGAAGATAGTAAATTATTAACAGGTATTCCTTTACATGAGATAGGTTTGCACAAAGAAAATCAGCCATCACCACACGATGTAGCAGCTCAAGGGACTGTTGTTCAAATGACATTTGGAAAGTATAGGGGTACTGAAATACGAAAGATTCCAATATGGTATCGTAAGTGGATGTTGGAAAATATTAAATGGACTCCCTTCAATAATGCTATTAAAGTAGAGCTAGATAGGTTAAAGAATATCGGAATCTAACCTATTATATATTTATTAGTATGAGTAAAGTAAAATACTACATACTAAGATATTGGGTTGCAGTAATCTTTTTAGGTTTAGCATTTTATTTTTATCAACCACACCAATCAATAACACATTGTTCTACAAATAGTTTAATTACGGATGTAGAACCAAAGACCCTTTTAGGTTTAGGTGAGATGAGTTGGATGTGGATACTAATGGCTATTGCACATAGTGCTAATACCTGTTATTGTGATATTAAATCATTATTAAAGAAAAGATAATGATGATATCAACCACCATATCGAAGTTAATTAATCTTTTGTTATTGGTAGTTGGTTTTGTTTTCTTTTTAGTTTTTCCACAACAATGGAGATTTAGATATTATCAATGGGTTGGTTTCAAAAGCCCTTGGGTTAGAAAGAAATTATTTAAAAAATTATTATAAATGGCTTATTTTATACATAAACAACTTATACCTAAAAATAATCTAATATGGGTATTGAAGATAAACGATGCCGATGAGGTGTATTCGTTTGAATCGTTAGAAGATGCAAATTCTAAAAAAGAAGAATTAATTAAAAATGATATCGATGGTAGGGTTTACAAAGTTTCCCTTAAAAAAGAAGATGGGAGTTTTTCAGACATATAGACCAAGTTTCCTGGTTATTGTCTAAGTCTTTATTTATACTGCTTCCCGTTGTCCCAGTTGTCCAGTGTCCATAAATATATATGCTAAAGTTACCCGAAACGTAAAGTTTTTTTACAATATTTTTAAAAAAATAAAATAAACATGGTTTTGTTTGGATATGTCAAAAATTATTCGTATATTTGTGAAACGAATAAAAATACCTAACTATATGCCCGCTAAACCAAAGATAAACACATCCGAATTATTAGTAGGAAATTACTCCAAAAATCAAGTAGTATTAAAACCAACTGAGAAGGAAATTCAAAGACAAGCACAAAGAGAAGCAGTAAAGAATCCAGCCTATTATGGTGGTGTTGATAACCCATATGAAGTAATTAAGGTATGTGAAGCATGGGACTTAGATAAAGATGCATACCTATTCAATGTAGCTAAATACATAGCAAGAGCCGGTAAGAAAGACCCTCAAAAGGAATTAGAAGATTTAAAGAAAGCCGCATTTTACCTTAATCGTAAGATAGAAAACCTACAAAAGTAAAGAATTTTGTATAGGTATATTTATGTATATGCAATATGTAAGTTTATCTAAGATTCCAAACAAGTATCCAGACTTAAAAAACTACACAAAATTTAAAGATGATGTGGTTTTATTGAGTGGTTTGTATCCTGAAAAGAATACGATAAATTACCAACTGCCTAAATATGATGATATTACACCAGTTGATAATACGTTCTTCAGATTTGTAATAGCTGTTAGTGTAGACGAGAATGATAAATCTCCAAAATACTTTACATCTAAAACATTTTATTCTGATATAAAATTAGCATATAAAGTTGGCAATCCATATTTCCCAATTCAAGCATTGATTGGGGGTAATAATGTAATGTCAATAAATCTTAAACAATATTTTGAAATTTTTGATAAAGTTGAAACGGATGAAAAAGATACACCTGTTGATGTTGTAAAAAATATATTCATATCAGATCTTGTTGGTCCTGACAACAATTTGCAGATAGAAAAAAAGAAAAAAGAAATAGTTGAATTACAAACAAAGTTAAATGCTATAAGTGAAAAAATAACTTTAACTGAAACAAAGTTGAGCTCAAATTTATATAAACGTTCTATTTTTAAAAAACGTAGTGATATAGAAGAACAAAAAAAAGATACTGAAAAAGAATTAGAAGATGCAAAACAAGAAGCAGTTAGTTTAAATGTAGTTATAGATAAATTAAATGCGGATATAAAAGGATTTCAAGAATCAAACCAAAACTCATTATTGGGTAATGAATCGGTAATTGATTATGAAGCATTAGTTAGGTTTATAGATTTTATGGTAACACCAGCACCATTTTCATTGGAGGGTCTTGAAACAAATAATGTATTGGCTGCTGAAAAAATAGGAGAATGGCGTGGTGAATGGATTACTGCTTATAAGAAAAGACAAGCTGGTGATATTATACAAGCAACTACGATTGATGATAGAATAAAACCACCAAAAACCGAAGAAGGTGAAAAAACATTCTTACAAAAAGTAGGAGAGTTACCTGTGATTAAACAAATAGTTGGCGCAGTTAAAGCGGTGGGTAATTTCTTTAAGAAGTTATTTTCAGATGAAAGATTAAAAACCGATTTGGTTAAGATAGGTGAAATTGATGGTATTAATATATACAAATTTAAATATAAGTACGATAAATCAAAAGTTCAAATTGGAGTAATTGCACAGGAACTATTAAATACTAAATATTCAAACGCTGTTAGTACAGACGCTAAAACTGGATTTTATATAGTTGATTATAATATATTACAACAAAAAGTTGATATAATTAATGCAATTGAAAAGGCTAAAGATAATTATAATAAAGGTTTAGTTGGTAAGAGTTTGTTTGGTAGAGTATCTATAACTGCCAAACCTGAATATGAAAATACCACTCCAACCAAAAAATTAATGTTTGGTGGTAAGTTAAATAAATTAGATAACAATATCAAAAGAGATGTTGGGAATACTATATTTAAGAAAATCAAAAAATAACAATCCTTTTTAATTTTATTCTTAATATTTATTGGTAACTAAAAGTTGCCTATGGTTAATCCTAATGTTAAGTGGCAAAAGTATCTCAATAGTTCTAATATATCTATTGATAAATATTTTATGGAGTTTGGAGATTTACTTCTTCAACAAACATTTCAGCGATTATTATACGCATTAAAATCTAAAAAATCTCAAATAACTTTATTTCGTTTTAAAGAATCCGATATTGTTTCAAAAATCGGAAAGGAAGATTATATCCATGCTTTAGAATGTTTATTGAATTTATGTGTAAGATTAGAAAAATATGAACTGTGTAGAGATATACACAATCAGTTAAAAATTATCAAATTAAAAAAAGCAAGAGGTGTTAGACCTAAAGCTAAAGTTATAATAACCTAACAATTAAAAATGGTACTATGGCTAAGAAAGAGAAATTGCAAAGTTTGGAAGAATTAGAAACAGTGATTCATTCACTACCAAAAGTTATAAAGAGAATTAAATTTAAAACAAAAAACCAAAAAAGATTTTACAAAGCAATAGAGAACGAAGGGAACAATATTATAATGGCACATGCCTTAGCCGGAGCTGGAAAAACTTACATATCAATACAAAAAGGATTAGAACTATTATTACACAAATCATCACCAATTGAAAAACTTATTATAATTAACCCAACCGTTGATGTTGGTAATGAAGATAAGTTAGGTCATTTGCCTGGCGATTTAATGGAGAAGATAGAAGTACACAATGAATCATCTTTATTTATCTTAAACAAAATTATCGGACCTGTTGAAGTTAAGAAATTAATTGAAAACAAAAAGCTTGAGTTTAGAGTAATGAACTTCTTAAGAGGTATCAACTTTGAAAAGAGTTATATTATTTTAGATGAAGCACAAAACGCATCACCACTACAATTGAAAACTTTAATCACTAGAATTTCAGATGATTCAAAATTAATTATAGAAGGTGACCTTTCTCAATGTGACAAGTATCGTGCTAACGGAGTACCCGCTTATCAAAAGAGTGGATTCTATGATATATGGAAACGATTAGCAGGAATGAAGGGAGCTTATCAAATAGAATTTGATTCATCGGATTGTATTCGTTCAGGCATTGTTAGAAGGGTGCTTGAAAGATATGAATTAGAAGAAGAAATTAAATTAGGTGAAAGTAATCCATTTGAACTTAATTTGGAGGCACCATCCGAAGGTGAACTTGTGGAGGGTGTTCATATAGTAGAAAATTAGTATATTTCATAACTCATTGATTTACAATAAGGTATAACTCGTTGATTTTCAACGGGTTATATTTTTGCCTAAAATACTTCATAAGTGGTTGATTTCCAACCTATTATTTTACCCTAAATGTTTGGATATATCAGGAATATTTCGTATCTTTATTATATAAAGAAAGAGAGAATATGTCAAATAACAAGCAAATAGTATGGATTGATATGGATGGTGTTTTAGTGGACTTCGGTTTACACGTTGAGAACACTATTAAAAACAATATATTCTTAAGAGAAAGTTACAAAGGTAGATATGACCACATACCGGGCATATTTAGAAATCCACCACCAATTGAAGGAGCTATTGAGGCTATCCATAAATTAGTAGAAAGTGGTAAGTATGAATTATATATAGCAACCGCAGCACCTTGGGGAAATCCGATGGCAGCTATGGATAAAAGATTTTGGATTGAAGAACACTTCGGAAATCTATTCAAAAAGAAGATGGTAATTTCACACTTAAAGAATATGTTAATTGGTGATTATTTAATTGATGATAGAACTGCTAACGGAGCCGGAGAATTCAAAGGTGAGTTATTACAATTTGGATTGAATTACGAAACTGCAACTTGGAACGAATACCCGAATTGGGAATCAATACTTAAAAAATTATTATAATGAAAAAATTAATACCCCTCTTAATTTTATTTTCGGCATGTTCAAAAGATGATATTATAGTTCCTCAAAAAAACTATACATTGACAATAGATTCAGTCTTAACAAGAGACGGCACTAAATCTTTAACAAAAGATAATAATGGATTGTATCATTTAAAAATTACAACGATAGGTACGCCACAATCGCATCGTATTACTGGTAGAATATTAGTTGATGGTAAAGAACCACAATATCCATTAAAAATTGATTGGGAAAGTAATTTATATTGGTGGCTTCGTAAACAAGATGTAATAGCAACCATAACAAAATCGTATGTTAATTATTTCACAGGTCAATTTACAATAGTTAATTTACCACCATTGGTAGCAAATAAAGATGAATTAGTTAGAACAATAAATCTTGCATCTTATAGTGGTACTAAAGGTGAAATAAACACTGTTATATCGCCAATTAGAGAAATGATAGGAGATACGATGGTAGTTAAAGCAAATCATACACTATCTAATAAAATAATTTATACTAAAATAGTTTTAGAATAATGAGAAAAAAAGAAATAAAAATACCAATGATTCCTATAACAGAAGAAACTTTTATTAGGCAAGGTTGGCAAAAGATACAAGCAAGTGATGGTTTTGATGATGGTGGTAATGTAAATGCAGAAGCTTATTACTATTTATTAAATTTACCAAAACATAGAGATGATGAATTCTGTCCAATTCTAACTTCAAATTCCACCGATGAAGGACTTTTATTAAAAGAGATTGGCCTTAAACCTGGTACATTTTTTGTAGAAATAGGTGATATGGATGGACTGGGATTTTGTTCCAGTGAAGAAGAATTAGATATACTATATTCAGCTTTAACAGGTGAAGATATTGAAGAAAATTTGGAAAATTAAAAAATAAATCGTATATTTGTATTATGAGAAATTACACAGAACAACAATTGAAGGAAAACTATGATAAGTTTATATCCTTTATAAAGAAAGCATTTGCTAATCAACCTGAAAGATTAGAGAAGTTATTACATATGTATTCAGAAGACCAATTGGGAATGGAACTATTAGTTGCACCAGCAAGTGGTAGAGCACATTTTCATTCAGCATATATTGGTGGTTATATGGACCACGTTATGAATGTATGCAAAAACTCAATAGGAATGATGAAGCAATTTAAAGAAAATGGTGGTACTATTGATTTTGAAGTAGAGGAATTATTATTTGCTGCATTACATCATGATTTGGGTAAATTAGGAGATGGTTCTAAACCATACTACATACCTGAAGAATCTGATTGGCATCGTAAAAATACTGGTTCTATTTTTAAACAAAATCCTGAAATACATTATATGGATGTTACACATAGAGCTTTGTGGTTACTTCAACACTATGGTATTGAATTTACACAAAAAGAAATGTTGGGTATTATGTTAGCAGATGGTTTATATAATGAAGCTAGTAAAAAATACTTTGTTTCATATAATGAAGATTTTGCATTAAAAACCGAAATACCTTACTTACTACATTGGGCTGACCATATGAGTTGTAGAATTGAAAGTAATGAATATAAAAATGGTATTAAATTTTAATTTGATTATATTTATAAATCGATAGAGCTGGCCAGCATATCGAAGTATCATCCAAAAGGAGATACAAATTAACGCTTAAAAACAAGGTAAAAATGAAAGCACAAATTCACAAGGGATTCCCTATTCCCCAATTTAGGGACGAGTTCTTCTCACCATTAGATACTTTATTCGATAAAGTATTTTCAGAATCATTTCCTGAATTATCAAAGGAAATTGGTATCAACGCATTCCAACAAGCAGCTTATCCAAAATGTGACATCATTAATTTTGATGACCGTATTGAGATTGTAGCAGAAGTTCCTGGTCTAACCAAAGAACAAATTACTATCGATGTAGATGGTGATGTGATTACACTAAAAGGAGAAAGGTCAAACAAATCAACTGAAAAAGAAGGTGGAGTATATCTTCGTAGAGAAGTTAAACGTTCTTCATTCTTAAGAAGTTTTACAGCTGATTCTAAAATCTTTGATTTAGATAGTGTAAAAGCATCATTTGAAGATGGCGTATTGGAATTACAAATACCAAAAAGAGAACCCGAAAAACCAAAGAAACGAACTGTTTCAATTGGTTAATTTATTCTAAACAACAAACTAACAATAAGTGGGGGTGATTAATTTCACCCTCATTTTTATTTTACATATATTTATATATACAAATTAAAAAACAAATTATGAAACCAGAATACAAAATGAGAGCTCAAGAGTATTTAGAAGCTATTACTAAAAGAGCTAAAGTTATTTCCGAAATGTTAAATGGACAAAGACCTGCTAATCAGGCGGAAGCAATTAAGTTATCAAATGAAATAGAAAGATTGGTAGAATTAACAACAAACATCGTAGATTTAGCGTAATGAATTGGTTAAAGTATTTAGTTGGATTATCAGCAATTATTGTTGCAGGATGTGCAGCCTATTTTTCCGTAACTGGTTTAGGTGTACTATTTGCAGGAGCTTCCATTTCGGTAATGGTAATGGCTGGTTCGCTTGAGTTTGCTAAATTAGTTGCTGCAACTTATTTAAAACAAGAATGGGATACCATAAAGGGATTTAATAAGTGGTACTTGGCTGTATCAGTTGGAACATTAATGTTAATCACATCAGCTGGTATCTTTGGTTATCTTTCTAATGCATTCCAACAACAAAACTTAGGATTGCAAAAAATTGAAAGAGATATAGCAGTATATCAAACACAAATTACTAAGAATGATGGGGAGATAGCTAGATATACAACTCAATTAACCAACCAACAAAATATTCGTAATTCACAAGAGAGTAACTTATCTAAACAAATTGATAAGGATAAATCCACATCAAGGGTATCTCAAATGATTCGTAATGCTGATAAAGAAATAGCAGGTGTATCTAAAAGAATTGATGAACTGGCTAAACAAAACAATATAGCTTTGGATTCAATTAATTCAATTAAAAATGCTAATATTAATTTAGAAAGAGAAGTTGGGGGATTTCGTTTTGTGGCAGAAGCATTTAATGTACCACTTAATACAGTTGTAAAATTCTTTATATTCATTATAGTAATTGTATTCGACCCTTTGGCAGTAGCATTGATTATTGCATTCAATTCATTGATTATGAAAAAAAAAGAACCAATATTTGATATGGGTGATTTGGATGATTTAATGGAAAAAAATTACCAAATATACGGAGATAGTGGAAAAAATTCTACAAAAGAAAGTATTTTTGGTGATATAGTAGAAGAAAATCCTATATTAGCATCGGAAAAGGATGCTGAAGTGTTCATCGATAATATAAATAACCCACCAGCCCCAAATGAGGCATTAGTTGAAGCAGTTGAACAATACGAAGCTAACGCTGAAGAAAAAAAAAAAGAAACTGATTCCGATTCAACAAATGTGGAAGAAGTTACGTTGAGTGACGAAGAAAAGAAAGCATTGGAGCCTGAAATAACCGATGAGATATTAATGAACCTACAAACTGACTTTTCAGCTAGAGGAATTGATTTAGATGGCGATGGTTCTATTGATGGTATCGATTTGGATGGTGATGGTATGATTGATAAGGTAACTGCACATCCAAATAGAGCTCAAACTATAAGAAATTTATCACCTTATTATGCTAGACCTAATTTTAATTGGGATGACCGTAAGAATTGGATAAATGACCAAAATGCGGTTAATTATTGGATAAAGCACATCAAACCATCACAATATCCAACGGACTTTTCAGGAAAATCATATTAATATTTGGTAAAGTGAAATAATTTTCGTATATTTGTATAACAACAAATTATATCGAAATGATGAATTTAGGATACGCTTGTATTAATATGACAATAGGTAAGAAAGTAACTACTAACCGAAGTATGGTTAAGAGAACTTTCCAACAAAAAGGTTTAGATTATGTTTCTGAACTTGCATTACTCAATGCAAAAGATATCATTAAGATTTTAGAATGGAATAGATTAAACGGAATTAAATTCTTTCGTTTATCATCTGCCATTGTACCTTGGGGTGATAATATTGATTTAACTAAACTAAAAGATTACAAAGAGATTAAGAGTGAGTTAAAGAAAGCAGGTGATTTTGCAAGATACCACAATATTCGTATTACATCACATCCCGGTCCATTTGTTGTACTAACTTCACCAAAAGAGAATGTAGTTACTGCGGCAATTGCAGATTTGGAATTGCATGGTAAGATATTTGATATGATGGGATTATCCAAAACTCCTTATAACAAAATAAACATACATTGTAACGGAGTTTATGGAGATAAGATATCTGCTATGGATAGATTTTGTAAAAACTTCAAAAGATTATCTAAATCAGTACAATCACGTTTGACTGTTGAGAATGATGATAAAGTATCTATGTACTCAGTATGTGATTTGATGTATATCCACGAAAGAATTGGCATTCCTATTGTATTTGATTATCACCACTACCAATTTTGTAAAGGTGTACTATCAGAAGATGAAGCATTGGAATTAGCAGTATCAACTTGGCCACTTGGTATAACTCCTGTTGTTCATTATTCAGAATCAAAAGCATTACATGAAAATGATTCAAAAGTAAAACCACAAGCTCATTCAGATTATATTAAATCATTACCTAACACATATGGTATTAATGTAGATATAATGGTTGAGGCAAAAGCAAAAGAATTAGCAATATTACCATTTATAAAATGAGTGAGCAAGTAATGTACGATATTACCCCATTTCCACCAATGGTATTGAAAATCAATTATGATAAATTCAATTGGCCAAAGGTAAAAGAGTTTTGTGAAAGGGTTACATCACAAACAAAAGCCACAGGCGATACTAATTGGGCTGGTGGAGAATATGCTGGAGCATTGGATATACCACATAAGAATCCTGTGTTTAGAGATTTTTATAATTGGCTAACTCCAATAGTATATGATGTTATTATAAACAAATATGGATTTAGTAAAGATTATGAATATAAGATTTTAAATAGTTGGATTAATTTACATGTACCTGGTGGAGATACACCACTACATCATCACGGACCTTCTGTGGTTGCAATTAGTACATATTTGTATATGCCTGATAATGGAGGATACATTGAATTTAAAAATCCATTAGAATATCATAATACATTTTACCCATATCCAATTGATGATGAAAT